CGCTCAAGTTTGATTCCAAATTGCCAATTCTTATTACATTGGCATTCAAGTTTGATTCCAAATTTCCAATTCTTATTACATTGGCACTCAAGTTTGACTCCAAATTTCCAATTCTTATTACATTGGCGCTCAAGTTTGATTCCAAATTTCCAATTCTTATCACGTTAGCATCCAAATCTGTTTTAAGTGCCACACCTGTCAGTTGTGTACCATCACCATATATTGATCCGCCGGATGATATAGTTATATTATTTTGAACAAGTAAATTACCCAAAACTTCAACAGTTACTGGATTTAGTGGGTCGTTTGATACAAAATCATCCGTTATATTATCTTGAGTATATCCTATTGTAAAATTATGATCGTGTGGTGTACCATTTTCACCGTGATGTATAAGAGCGAGATTTTTACCCGGGTGTTCCATGATAATACCAACATCAAACGTATGTGTTTGGTTATTATTAGCAATTCCAATTATACGATCGGATACAGCAAATGAGTTCGCTTCTACTATAAATTTATCACCTTGTACAACTAAATTACCAGATACTGTCATATCATTTACATATGCATTTCCAGTAACATTAAGTGCGTAATATTCATCTGGGTGTATAGTAATATTATCCCCTATAGTAATACCACCTTGATTTATTTTCATCGTGTAGTCAGCACTTGTATTTGAAAACATAATACGATCTCCAATAGAAAGTGTGTCAGTTGGATTTGTATTTGAAATACCAACATTACCAGATGTAAGTAAAGATGTATTACCATTTGTAAGTTGTAATGTAGTTGAATGTATATTTGTCAATAGTTCTGTAACACCAATATCAGAATTTATTAATCTTTTAGTTATATGGTCATATGCCAAAAATGTACCTGTATCTGAAACAGTTTGGATAGGTGATATATATACATTATTACTCTCAGTGTTTATATATTCGTCTGAAGCGTTAATTACTACTGATTTATCAGCCTGATTATCACGTATTTTTTCACCGATACTAATTGTTTTAGACCTCTCTATAGTAGGTAATTTTTTAACCATCTAATATATATCATGATTTTAATTTTGTCATCTTTGTTAAGATCACAGAATCGTCTATTATAAAGGTTCTATTAAATAACCACAAAATTCGTTTTTATAATTAGCCATTTGTCCACTTAGTATATATACGGTTATTTCATCATCTTTACATAACTGTAGAATTGTAGAATTAGACAATGGTATTTCTGTACTTGATTCGTGTACAGAATAATTACATTTTTCTATACTCTCATTATTTTTACGTAATTCTACATTTAATAAAGTACACCCATTTGTCATCATTCGTAAAGAAAATGAATAATAACCAGATACTGGTGCTATAAATGCACTACCAATAAACGAATTCGTAATATTTAAATCTATGGTATCCCATGATACCGTTTTTCTCTGTGATGCAATTTTATTTAATAACGAAACGGAAAAAATTGGTTTTGATTTCTGTTTAATAGTACCATTCACTTCTATATCATTTGTTATTAATAATGAATTGATATGTATATTTGAATTAATTTCTTCTATATTTTTAGTCCATTTAATGTGTTTATCTGTACATGTAAGAAAACTATTCTTCAAAATTGGTAATCGTCTAAAATTATTATATTCATCTGCATAAAGTAAGTCTCCGGGTGCGTAATTACGTATTCCCGTTCCACCATTTTCTGTTTTTAATATACCCTCATTTACATTATTTACATTTAAGCTATTTATATTCGAACCATTACCATAAAAGTTTTCAGATGTAATAGTTTTTAAATTAATTGTATCTACCCAAACTAATTTTTTGTGTTCGTTTGTAGATAAAATTTTACCATTTGATTTTGAGTCTGTGCGTAATATTTCTAAAGAATTTGAATGTGTCGAACCTGTAATAATATCACCATCTTCAAATGATAAATCTAGAAGGACTCCACGAGGACCATGACTTTTAAGTAAAGGTCGCGGTCTAAAATATTTTTCAAGGACCTTTGTATTTTCGAGAATATCGACTCTATTTGTAGTATTTAATAGAGAATCATTTGTAGTGTTAGAATCATGTTCTAATTTTGTAATTCTTTGTAAATTGTTTTCTAGTGTACACGTTTTTTCATTTAGTTTTAAAATATCTTTATTTATATTTATAGTTTTAGTTTCTAAAGATGATATTATTGGCTGGTATGTTCTATCTAATAATTTAGGTATATTTTCACTTTTTATTTCTAAATCACGAATTTTAGATGGTAATACATCTAAAATATCTACACGCTTTATAGTTTCTAGTAATTTTACATCTGTATTTTTATAATTATCTTGTATATTTATAATATCATTTTCAGAAATATTTAAAGAATTATTTAAATCTGTTAATTTTGTTTCAATTGTCTGTATTTCAGGTGTGTGATTTATATATTTATTTTCCAAGCATGTAATTCTACATGTATTTTTTAAAATATCATCTTTTATAGCCGGTAATACTGTTATCTGTTTGAAAAATCTATTTTCTAATGATTTTATTTTCTGTATATTATCTTCTTCTATATCACGAATATCATTAATATTTCTATTTATAGTAGATTCGTTTATAGATATATTATTTTTTATAGTTGTGATTTCAGGAGAATAGTCTATTATTCGATTTTTTATGTCAATAATACTTTTATTAAAATCATCTATATATGTTTCATTTTCCAATTTATAAATTCTATTCTTGAAACCTGATATTTCACTCTGTATATAATCTATCTTTGATGCATTTGTAAATTCTATAATATTAGAGACTGCATTCGAAGACGAACAATCAAGTAAATTCGTTTTTATACCTGTATCTATAATTTCCTTTGTATCTCTATTATATCCTATAAACGTAGTTTCGTTTGTAGTTTCTAAACGTATCGGTGATATATATGTAGAATTAGGTGTAATGGTATTTATGATATTATTACTTGCATTTAATACAATCGAATTTTCACCCTGTGTATTATTAGTATGCTGACCAACTCTAATTTTTGTAGATTTAATATTTAGAAATTGCTGACCCATTTAAGATAGATGTGTATTTTAATTTGCATAAACGATACCAGCCATACCATTTTCAATACGAAGTATATTATAGTTAACCGCGTATATGGGGTGATTAATTGTACGAGACTTGCTTATAATTTTAACTGAATTTAATCTACTGAAATTAAGTGTCCCTGATGGCTGAATAGAACTCGTTGATAAGCAAAAGCAGTATAAGAAAAAATCGGGGGACGTAACAAAGTTGGTATGATAATAGTTTGATATATCCATAAAATGAGGACGCCCAGTTTTAAAATTACTCAAATCTAAACCATTTATTTCAATCTTTATTTTATTGGTTGTTGATGTTAACACCCCTTCGGACTCTGTATCTGAAGATGCAATATACTTGACTGGGTGGTTGAATACAAGTTCTTGAACAACTTCGTTTGAAGGAACACTTTTCTGAACTTGTGTAATAAGTAAATCATGTTTCCTGGATACTAAATTACCTCGTTCTTCATTATCAAGGTAATAATAATTTGAATGAAACTCAAAATTATAGGTAGCTACACCTGGCCCCCAATGTATACGTAATTCGACGTTATGGTACTGTAAAGCGACTATGGGTAAAGCATACTGTGGACTTTCACAGAAAAAGAATCGTAGTGGATAAAAATACGATTCACCACTAGTACCTGGGTGTACACCTAAAGCCGAATTAGATACATTTTTTGCCATTGTATCTATAGCTATTTTTTCTGTAAAAATAGAATCTTGTGTGTCTATTAATTGACCACCAATAAAAAGTTCTACTTTATCAATGAAATTGGACCAATTGCTTGTAGATACTGCATTCGAAGTAGCATCATACACACTAATATAGCTGTATCCTAACATATCACCTGTTCGATCAAAACGAATAGATGACATAGAATTCGCTTTCACATCTCCCTGAATAGTTTGTTCTTCAACGGATTGTGAAAAGTTAGAATGTCGTTTAAACGTTGACGTAAAAAAAGATATTTCTGGTTCGCCCATAATATGTTCGTCTTGAGCACCAATTGCTATGAGTTGAACAATACCAGATGACATTTATAATAAGAAAAGGTTAAAAATACGAGTTCGCGACGCCCTGACATAATTAATAGGACATGTTTCTTTTTTTGCAAATGAATCTAAATATTAAACAGGTTTCGCTTGTAGTCGCCACTCCACCTGTTTCCTTTAATAACTCAACGGTTATTCTATCGAGTTTACGAATTGGGTTATAATATTGTTGAATAACCGGGTATTCATTTTTAAAAACGAGACGAGATGTTCCGTCTGTTACGAGGGTTCCGAAAACACCGTTTATCATATTATCATCACCCGTTTCGAGATCTGTTTTTCCTCTTTGAGAAAAAATAGTTCTTAACTCATCAATTTTAAGATGAAGGAGTTTGTGAGTTACATCTGTACCGTTAATATGAGCCGCTATTAATTGAACTTGGACTATATTTTCGAGTGGTGTTGGGAAGTACGAGGTAAATTTTTGCTTTGAAGTCGAATCATCAACGGTATCAACTATAACCGTATGATACTCATATTCGAAATCGGGTAAAGTGGATTGACTCGTCACTAAAGCCATTTATATATACTGGAGATTTTACTTCATCTTATAGCTCGCTTGTTCCTGGACAAGTTTTTGTCCGTCACATACACCACCTTTACTGTCGGAGTAGTAGGCACTACTCAAACATTCTTCGGTCGATGGAATGTCGAAGAGTGAACCAGTGTTGATAGTTTCAATCTCGACCTCTTTACCCTGGTACCCACTGGTACGGAACATTGCGAGAACACACAATATTGCGATGATGATGACGATAGCTTTGATCGTGTTTCTGTTGGTGGCGTTAAGTTTCATTTATATTGAAACAACATTTTTTATAAAGTGCGTTAAAGAGAATAGAATAGTTTCAATATAAAGAGTAATAGTAATGGACGGTGAAATTATTCTTGATCGTAAAAATACGAATGTCATGAAACTTGATGATAACGAACAGGCCCTGATGAACGAAATTGAAATTGATATTCCTCGACGTCAGCCTGTGAAAAAACAAATTTCACAAATGAAAACACAATTTACAGCGCCACAACCACAAATTTTCCAGGAAGATATTGACTCATTTGCGAACCCAAATAAACAAGCACAACCATCTGTACCTCCACCAGAAGCACCTCTTGATTATCACGAATACGACGACGAACCCGAAATGGAGTACGGAGGTGGTGGATATATGATGGAAGAAGAGGAAGAAAAACCATCACCTGGCTTTAAGACAATTGATGAAGAGAAAGCGGATCTTGTTAATAAACTTGGGCGTTTGGAAAAAAAGGGGTTTACTGTGAACAAGCGCTTGAATGCCTATTCCCCTATAGACGAACTTAGAAACGAAGTAAAGCGAATAACGTATAGTATAGATGTAGACAAATCAATTAAATTTGCGAGACGTATGCTTATCGCGTGTACGACAGGCCTTGAGTTTATGAATAAGAAGTATAACCCATTCGAGATCCAACTTGAAGGGTGGTCTGAAAACGTTATGGAAAATGTCGACGATTACGATGAAGTTTTTGAGGAGTTATACGTCAAGTATAGAACTAAAATGCACGTCGCACCAGAAATCAAACTTATTATGATGCTTGGAGGCTCAGCGATGATGTTCCATTTGACGAATAGTATGTTCAAATCGGTCATGCCAAACATGAATGATGTGATTAAACAAAATCCAGGACTGGTTCAAAATATGATGTCTGCTGTACAAAACACGGTTTCAAAATCACAACAACAGGGTACACCCGAAAACGGTGAGCGACACGAAATGCAAGGACCTGGGTTCGACATTTCAAGTCTCATGGGTAACATTATGATGCCACCAACCCCACCCATGAACACGACGAGTATTAAACCACAGGAACAAATTATCGTAGACGATGATGACGACGACGATATTTCGGATATTGCTGAGGCACCA